TGACTTTCTATAAAATCACCAAACTCTTTAGCTAAAAATTTATGTTCTTCACCATCAGCAGTAGTATAGCTATACCAAGCTCCTCCTTGTTTAACAATTTTATATTCTTTTAAGAGTTTAAGAGTGCTATAAATATCATCAATACCTGAATCATAATAAACATTATAACGTATCTTACGATTAGGGGGCCCTAAGCGATTTTTTACTACCTCACATTCTACTTCTTGGCCTACTACTTCTTCAACTCCATTAATTTTTTCTTTTATTTTACCTACACCTTTTAGGCGTAAACGAACTGAAGCGTGAAATTGTAATGCTTTACCTCCTGAAGTGGTATATTGATCCCCAAAAGGCATTGCGTTAAGTTTTTGTCTTAATTGATTAGTAAATAAACACAAGATTTTTTGTTTAGCAATCAAATTAGTGATTTTGCGCATTGCTTTAGACATAATAATAGACTTAGCAGTGGCATAACCATCTTTTTCATAATCAGCTGCTGATTCTATTTTAGTAGAGGCCGCAGCCACACTATCAACTACAATTGTTACAATTTTGTCTTTGTTCTTTTCACGAATTTTGACTATAAGATCCTCCATTACCTCAAAAATATCTTCAATAGTTTCTAGGGGAATGTATAACATTTTGTCAACATCAACTCCTATAGCAGTAAGAAAATTAGTATCTAAGGCAGATTCAGTATCAATATAAATTGCTATACCACCTTGTTTTTGAGTTGAGGCAATTACGTGAGCAGCTAAAAGAGATTTTCCACTTTGTTCTAGACCTGTAATTTCAACAATTCTACTAACAGGTAAACCTCCATTTGGTCTATTAGAAATAGCTAAATCAAGTGCTACACATCCTGTAGAAACCCAAGCAGATATATTAGTAGGTGATTCACTTCCCCCATTTAAAAAATAGGCAACTTGATCATACTCTTTGCTAAATTTTTTATTTAGTGATTGGGCTAATTCTTCAGTAAGACTCTCCCCCTCAAAGGTAACTTTTTTAGCCATAATTAAGCAAAGATATCGTCTATTTTAGAATCAAGATCAATTTTACCTTTAGCGGGAGCAGTAGCTTCAACAACTTCAGTTCCTGTTTCTTCAGTAGGATTCAAATAATCTTGGAGAGATTTTTTCATCTCATCTGGAGAATATTTTGTAAAAAATTCTAACAAATTAATTTGGTTTTCAAGAAGAGAAGTTGCGGTCTCTTTATCATTTACCAAAGGTGTTTGGGATGGTTTTACTCTAATAGTAGTAGTATCAAACATTTTGCCTGTCTCTTTGGCTGAGATTACTTCAATAGTAACATCTCGACCCGCAGCAATATCAGTAATATCACCATAGTCTTCATCCATCATAACACCCAAAAGTTCTTGATAAACTTGCTTACCAAATTCCCAAAATCTAACTCCTTTATCTTCTTCACCCCTAACTATAACAGGGGCAAAAATCCGCAATTTAGGATACAATTTTTTAGCGAGATTTTTATTGTCTTCATCGTTAGATTTCTTGAGTTGAGTGGCAAATTCAAGAATGGGATCAGACTCATCAAAATTAGTAAGAGAAATCATTCGTGGTTTACCAATACCAAAGTAAAAATACAATTCAGTGAAAGGAATATCACGATTATGTTTGTAAGGGACAATACGAACTACAGATTTTTCCCCAACAATGGGTTTCCAAAAAGTAGATTTGTATTCGCTGGAAGTTTTACCCCCATTGGATTTGTTTTGTAAACGATCCATACGTTTTTTAATTTCTTCTAAATTCATAACTTTAATTTTTGATAAATGTACAACAACAGATTAAAAAATCCAAATTTTATTATTGAGAGTTTTTTATTCTATATCAATAATTCTTTGAAGACGGGTTCTTATTTTTTTAAATCCACCAGGTCTTGTTAAAAGTAATGTATTTCTAAATCGAGTCCAATCAACTTGATATGAAGTATCTAATACTCCATCATTTAAGTATCTGATGACTTCGTTTAAAGCATTAATTGTATATAAGGTGTTAGTTTGTTTTTTTCGGTGAACTAAAATGGTATTAGGAAATTGTAGATTATGATCAGGTGTATCTATATTGTATGTAAGAATGGTTTTATTCTCATCCAAAGAAGTTAATACAAAAATTTTATTAAAAAGGACACTATGCCCTTCTAATATGTAATCTACAACATCCTCTATTTCATCTTCATAAACAAAAGTACAATAGAGTTTATTATTCATTTTTGTGTTGATAAGTATTAGGGTTCACCTTATAAATATCAAGGGGCCTTTAAAGAAGAATAAGTAAACCCGTATTTGACCTTCGCAGGAAAATCAGATGAGATTAGATTTTTTATGGATAAAAATAACTCTTTTCCATCTTCTTGAGCAAAATCAAACAAAAAAGAATCGTAGACATATAATATTAATCGAGTTTTTTTGTTTTCTAAAAGTTCAAATAGTTTAGATATTAATTCTATATTGTATTCAGTTTCAAATGCTTGAATATAGTAATTAAATAATCTTTGAGCATTCATATTTGAATAATTAGACTTAATTATTTTACGTTTAGCTATTAAGGTAGTAACATATCCTTTAGTATTAAATTCTTCCCATAAATTAAATATAAATTGTTGTGTTTTGTTAAAAAATTCGTGTTTAAGATATTTAGAGTTTATACCCCCATATATTTGTTGGAATGTTAATTCTTTACTTTTTTGATATTTCTCATCATCAATTTCATTAGCCTCAAAATATAATTGAGCTAATTGAGTGTGTATAGAAATATTTTTATCTAAATTATACCCAATAAGATGAGAAATAATTCGAGGATGATACCCCTCAAAATCAATTTCTAATAAAGTATCATTAGCAGCTTCAAAACTACTACGTTCACCATTATCATGTTTTAATGATGAAAAATTAACTGAATTAAAATTATTAATAGGTCTGCCTGTAGTAGAACAATAATTGTACCAACCATATATTCTATCCTCACATACGCTTAATGATGGTTTGCTTTTAAAATGATCACTAAATGTAGAGTTAATTTTAAATCCTTCATTAACCATTTTATGTAACGTAGGAGTTAAAACTTTATTATACCAAACGCACGATTCATCGCATTTATACTGAGAAATATGCGCATATAACGCATCCAAATCTTGAGTCAATGCCTCGTAGTGCTTTACAAGTGGTATGATTTTATTAACGTTATTTGCGCCAAATTTATGTTCATAAAATGAATGAGCACTGGTTTTAGGAAATGTAGGTAGGGGTTCGTTTTTACTAAGATAATAGTAAGATTGTATATCTGTGTATGAGAGAAAAGGAATATAAAATAATGCCTTAATTTTGTCTCTAACAAATATATTAGTATAAGAATGTAAATAATCAAGAGGCATAGGTAAGCCAAATGCCTCAGGATGATTTAAATTAATTATAAATCCTTTTTGTTTTGAGAAACTATAAATATAAAGAGCACAAAGTGTTTGAAATTTAGGATGAACTTCATCATTGTTAGTAATGAAATTCATATAACATTCTTCACCTTCGTCTTTAAAAAATCGTTTTAATTGATCTTCAGTCTCTATAAGGAAATACATACCCTAAAGGTATGTATCTTATTTTGGATATCCAATTAAAGGTTTATCTTTTGGGGGAGTTAAAGAAGATTGAATATTAGGAGTTTCATCTACAACAGGTTGTTTTACGACATCTTTAGATGTATAAGAGGGGCACCAGTATTGATTACGGATTTCTGCTTTCCATTTGGAACAAAATCCTTTTTGAGAAAAGAAACATGTTTTACAATTATTAAAACTAGGAACTTTTTCATTAGTAATAGAATTTGCCTTAGTATTTCCTAATTGATAAGAAAGGGGGAGCAATTTAGGGATTATTACCCCATCGGGATATAAACGAGAAAAATTATTATTTCTGATTTTGATAACCCCTTTTACTAACCCATATTGACTTTTATCTGGGAAAAACCCAAATATCCCAGGCAATTGAGATTCATATTGTAAAAGAGTTTGATTATTAACTTCTTCATTATTTTCTAATAAAGACCAATTAATAGAAAATACTTTATATAAATCTCTATCATAATTCTGTGATGTAAAATTATCAAAAACATCTTTAGATATTTCTTTATACTCTCGAGTATTTAATTTAACTGCTAAATATCTTTTAAAACTTCCT